CCAATCTTGGTACGAGGTGCGTATTTGTTACCGGACTCATCAAAGAGTTCCCGATCCTCAGCTGAGAGGGGCGGGGACACCGGCTTGTTCTTCTGGCGCTGGGGCCTGCTGGGTGTTGCCTTGTCCATTAATCATCTCCATAGCTTTAGGGTTCTTAGTTGGGTCAAGTAGTGGCGTCTTAGCCAATTGACCAAGCTGCTGCGTAATAGCCATATCTTTCTGTAGGCCCATATTACGCTGCTGTTCTTGCTGAAGTTCCTCTTGGGACTTAACAAGATTTAGAATGTCAATACCTTGTGCTGCAGCAAGACGTTTAATCACTTCATCACTGTTGATGTAGCGACCAATTGTTTCTGGTCCCATTGTCTGGGCAATTGTCTGCAGGAAAGATCCAAGACTTTCACGATCCTGGCCACGACCCAATGCATTCACACCAGCAACAATTGTTGGTTTGATAATGTCCTTTGGAAGACGAGGGATTTGCCCAGTCTTCTGGAAGACATTCAGCTTACGGTTTAGATATGGAACAAGGAACTCAGTAGTCAGAAGACTGAATAGACCGCCCAACTGCTGCTCTAGTTCCATCTGGGTCATTCGCACTTCTTCTGCTGTAGTCCTTTCAGACTGACGCACAGAAAGAATAAGGAATGCCTCAGATAGACGACGTTCCAATTGCTGCATCATTTCAAATGCAGTACGGAAGTCAGCGGTTTTACCTACCTGGATGACACCAATGTCATCAGGTCTACCCTGAACAATGGCACCGTTGCCTGCCTGGGCCAGCGTGGCCGGTTTGGTGGTGCTTGAGGGTGATACCACGAAGACAACCTTAGCGGCTGCTGCAGAGCCTTCTACGAGGGCCTGAGAGAGTGATTCTAGGGAGCGTAGATCTCCGATGAATTCCTCTACCCGGCCTCGTCCATAGACTTCACCATCAACAGTGTTGAAGCGTAGAACTAGCCAAGGATTTGCTTCAACAGGTGCTTTACCCATTGACCCTGGAATGACCTTGTCTTCGTACTCTTGATGCCAGACAAACCTGTTATTGTCTCTACGAATGTGAGTGTAGATATCAGCTTCATCATTGCGTTCAGCCTCAGTACCAGCAACATCGTTAGGTACAGCTTGAGGAAGAACCTTCATCAGAAGCTTCTTTGAGATGCGTTCTTTTGTGACTATTTCAAGCACATTACCGTTACCATCTCTTTCTACGACATAGCGATTCAAGGGGTACAGCTTTAGCTGCTTCTCTCCCATGAAGATCAAGGCGTTACCTGTAACCACCAAATGCTTGAGAGCTTGGTGGACTACAACACGATCACTAGAAGCAGCAATAGCTTCAAGGATTGTACGCTCAATCTTTGCAAAGGAAAGATCCAACTCAGAGCGAACCTCTGGTGGAAAGTCAGTACCCAATGCACTATCATCAACCTGTAGCTTAAAGAAGCTGGTTTGAGGGGGTAGTAGCGCCAACATCAATTTAGATGCCAGAGTGACTACGCCCTTTGCACCAACGCTTTGCCAAGGAGTAGGTAGATGACGTGCTCCTTTGACGAACTCTTCCTCACCTCGATTGAGATAAGGTAGGGTTAGGTCAGCGGCTTGTCTTGCTACGTTTAGAAAATTAGAACGGTCGCTAGCTAAATAGTCATACCTAGATTTGGCAGACATTGTAAATGATTAATAACTGGATATATTGAGTGGGTTTCTGTAGACATTACTTGTACGTCGCAGATCCCCAACAGAACCGCTGAACCCAGGACTCCTTGAAGCTTTACTTTTGCGTGTCCTAAAGCTTGCACGGTCGCTGAAGTTACCTCCACCAAGATTGGAACTAGGAGTTGGCAGGATGATGTCTTCCTTTTCTTCAGGCAGAAGATCGTCAAACATCCCGGAGTCATCCAGAGTTGGATCCACAGTTGGATCAACGATTGGAGTATCAGGAACGATTGGAGTATCAGGAACGATTGGAGTATCAGGAATAACTTCTGGGTTGGGGTTCCCTAGATCCTTCCACTCAACAGGTACGATGTGATCAAGAGCAGGACCAGGGGCATAGTAACCAGACCTGACATTACCAGCAGGTTTGACTTGAATTTGTGGTACACCGTTGAAGGATCCAAATACTTGTTGTCCTTTAGGTACTTTACCTGTACCAGGTGTGAACTCTCCACCAAGTCTTGAAGTAGGGATACCAGCTTTAACAGCATTAGCAAGCGGGCCATCCTTGAGCCTTACTTTATTACCGTTCCTGTCAATCAGTGTATCACCGTAACCAGAGAATGATCTGCCATCAATAAGCCTATTGTAGGCAACAGCTCCAAGTCCAATGGGTGCCCTGTTTGGAGTTTTGGTGTTGATCTTATCCATTTGATTGACGATCTGATCACCAGTACGACCAGTCTGTTTTGCAATCTTTAGGATATCCTTTTGGCCGATGTTTCCATCGTTGCCGAAGGTTCTAATCTGTTCACGGGTGCCACCTACTCCACTAACACTACCACGCTGCTGTTGCATACGTGCTGCTAGTGCAGGACCAAGCTTTAGTCCAGCCGCTTTTACTTTCTGCAAAAGCTTATCTTTATTTTCCCCTGCAGCCATTGCCCGATCAAAGGCAGCCGCACCAAAGTATCCTGCTGTAGCAGCTGAGTCTTGATAACGATTTACATAAGGTATTGGGGGAGCCTTAACAACACCTGCACCTCCATTGACTCCCCTACCATTGTTAGTCTTTCTACCTTGATTTACAGGTGGTTGATTCTTAGCCATTTGTTTCCTCTAATTTAGAATAGATCCACTCGACAACAGAGCGTTGACCAGAACGATACATGATCTGGTTTATGGTGTCATCCGGGTGGGGATTAGTTGGCGGGAATGTAGCCTCAAGTTCGTTGAGAAGGGCACGGGATTCCATGCCAAACAACTCAAGCGTACTGAGGGAGATTGGGGTTTGCATGTTCAAAGAATGCAGGCATTCGTGCCCGTTGTGTTTCGATCAAGCCTTCGGCTTTGCCTGCATACATAAGACTGTCACTTTGATCAAGCCAGAACTGTTTATCCAAATACTTGTTCTCTGACTTCTTAAGGGGTTGCATTACCCAAGCAATGGTTGCCTTCCTGAGGCGATCAAGAGAAGGAGATACAGTGAGACCAAGCTCACGACATACCAGGCTATTCGTTGCCACATGAACTTGCTCATCCCTGCTGATGTCAGCACTTACTGTTCGGAGACCAGCGTCACCATTAAAGCGGAAGAACGGCAATAGAACGAAGAAAATTGCACGCTCGGCCACCATTGCTTTGAGGACCGTGTGATCAGGATGCGCCGTCCAAGCATCGCGGAGTCGGAATGCTTCGGCTTCAGCAACTGGGTCAGTGCCGAGAGCTTGGGCGATGTAACCGAGAGCCAAGTCGTGGTTCTCTTCGTCTTTGATGTTGGATCGCAGTAAATCCCGCGATAGCTCTGGAACTTCATTCTTCAAAGCTTCATTGATAAAATCGCCAACAGGAAGTTCCATGTGGCGAAGGGCGAGAGCCCGGAGGATAGTTTCCTCCGAGCCCTCAGCAAGCTGACCAGCAGTGGTTTGCACTGGGGTCCACTTACGTTTACGATTAAAGAGTTTCTGATAAGGGTTCATTCGCCGCAATTACAATCAGGAGCTGGATCATTAAGAAGAGCTTCCAAGTAATCATCGACTTCAGTTTCAGACAATGCAGCGTATGCGTTTGACTTGTCCTGAACATCGCCCATTACCTGCAAGCTGTAGTACAAAGAGGTTTGGGGGCTGTTCAGCCACTCCTCGATGAATGCTTCGTCGTAAGTAACTACGTCACTCCACGAGTTAAAGCTATATCCATGAAGAAGCCCAGTCATAGAAAGCAGACGGACAATACCGTTTGCTATTTTGAAATAATCATCCCAGCCAACTTCAGACGCGATCTCAACAGGACCGTAGTCAAAGCTCTGGACGCCAAAGGTTCCGCTATCACGGTCCACTTGACGGGCAATGGGAGGAGCGATCTCAGGGGTAGTGGTGTACCCATCGAGATCCTTGTACCGGTAGCTGCACGAGGCAGTAGGTGCAATGGCAAAGGCACGCACCATGTTGTTTGCCTTAGCAATCTCTGCAGCCTCACGGATACCAGCATGGATCTCGTGAGCTAGTACTGCAGCAGGAGTCCGTTCATGAGGTTCATTGTTAACGATGTGCATCAACGCCTCACCAAACTCCTTGTAGCTCACCCCTTGTTGACGGAGCAGGTTGGAAAGCCCAAGCATTCCGAGACCGACCTGGCGATCAACCTCTGGAGGGAGGTATTCACCGCTGTCTCCAACACCTGTTTTTGCGTGGAGGTGACACAGTTCGGACATTCCACGTGAAAACGCAGATCGAATGTCATCAAGTTCGCATGCCCCAAGGTTGACATGTTGCAGTAGACAGGTGCCCCGTGTTGGCAGGTACACCTCCAGGCAAACATTTCCGTAGATACGTTGTCCATGCTTATCGACTTTTGTTTTGTTGAGCCAAACGTCGCCGCGTTTGATGGCAAGAATCAGAGCTTCCTTGACTTCTGGCGTGGCAAGATTCCACCAGTGGTGGTTGATGTTGACGCAACGCTTAACCCAAGGCAGCTCAGAACGAGAAGCAGTAATGAACTCAAGTACATCAGGATGGTTGAGATCAAGATGACATACAACAGCTCCATTCTTGTAGACGCCACCACGCCTCAGGATTTCATTGAGGGTTGAGTAAATCTTGGCAAAGCTAACAGGACCCGAAGCAACCAACCCTTTACCATTTTCCGCTCCCTTAGGTCGGAGCTTTGATAGGTGGACAGCAACTCCTGCTCCATAGCGGAGAGCATGGCTAACAAATCGCCAGCTTGCTTCGATTCCATTCTCACCCTCCATGGTGTCTTCAACGACGAAGACGGTGCAGCTCACAGGGAGCCGAGATGTCGGATCATCAATCCAACTTTGTACACGGCCAGTACGTGCGATGAATTCTTTTTCCACAGTAGTATCAGACAAGATCAATGAGTGAAGGTTCAAAGTAGTTAGGCCCTTTGAGGATCTTTCCGTCCTCACGGCGAATAGGCTTGCCGTCTTCCCCGAGCTTGCTCATGTTGCTGGCATGCACACGGTTGAACGCCGTCTGTAGATCCCAGCCAAACGCTGCAGCCATCTGATGACATACATACACCAGATCAGCAAGCTCCTTCAAGAGGTGCTCACGTGCTCGTTTGTTCGTGATGTCTTCAAGCAGATCTAGGTAAGCATGTGCTACCTCTAGGTGTTCCTCATCGATCAAATTCTGCTGAAGCTTCAAAGAGGAAATCGTCAGACCGAGCGGCAGCTCGTACGCTCTCCGAAATTCGTGCGCTGCTGTTTCGTAGAAACTCACGTTCGTTTTCAAGGTAGTGGATTGCTTTGGTAAGGTCTGCGATTGCATCGTCTTTGTGTCCAGCTCGGCAGATGTATTTGATTGCACAGCCCAGGTGGTAGTCGAGTTGTTGGTCACGAATAAAATCCCAAACCTCTATTGACCCTCGCTTGTAGTACGAAGGTCCGTTGGTAACGGCCATTGTTTTACTAAGTTAGATACTGTATTACTAAGAACAAAGTTCTGATGTTGCAAGGCAAGGAAGACAGTAATGATGTCCTCCTTTCTTGCTTCAGGCAGCAGATCCTGCAGCCGTCTCATCTTGAACTGTTGCTCCATTGTCATCTCCAGAACGGGAGGTGGGGGTCCAAAGGATTGGCTCATCGGTATCGAAGTTGTAGTCGGTGTACTGGAGAATCCGCGCGAGACGTGCATTAAGAAGAGCATCATCTTCAGTCATCCCTCGTTCTTCAAAGGTTTGAACTACTGTTTCCCAACAGCAGCCGTGTTTATCCAGTAGTGCATCAGCACGTTTGATGCCAATCCCAGGAGCACCTGCATAACCATCGGTCTGGTCACCGCTCATGGTTTGAATCAGATGCCAGCGATCCCCTTCTTCCTTGGTGATTTCAATCACAGGATTTTTAAGATCAAACAGCAGCCCTGGTATCTGTCTCATGTCCTTATCGGGTGAGCAGATAATCAGTTCGTTCTCTGATTCAATCGGATCAGTGGCGTAGATACCCAGAGCATCATCAGCCTCAAGGTTGTCAACCACCATGGTGACGTAGTTATCACCACACCAATTGAGCAGGCGCTTATACCCGCATGGCTTCTTCCTATTTCGATGACCCTTGTAATCCGGGAAAATTTTTTTCCTGAAATTCTTTGGGCTACTGAAGAACAGGATAAAGTCATCGAACTGCCCCATGCATTCAGCAATGGACATCAGCTCCTTCTGGAACATCTCCAGCACTTCGGAGAAGCGACTCGTGACAACGATTACGTCATCGTTGAAGTCGATCTCATCTTCACAAGCAGCACATGTTTTGTAGGCAAGGAAGTCAGCGTCAATGAGTAAAGTCAAAACTCTCCCAATGCCTCCGTGATGGATTGTTCAGCAAAGCCACTTGCACGCAAGATGGTTCGGAATTGTTCGACATATCCTTGGATAGTCATGTCTGTAGCGTCAAACTCAAAGGTGTACTTGTTCACTGATGGGTAGTCAGGTAGGTCACCGTTCTTGCAATCGAGGGTTACTGTCACCCACGTTGAGAAGTCATTTCTCATTTTCCTTGGCCTCGACGTAGTTTCTTGGTGCCTTTGGGTAACGAGCGGGTTCCGTTTCCTTGACGAGTGTGCTTGAACTTGGCTCGTGATTCAAATTGTTTCTTGGCTAGGTTTGTTTTGGATTTAGTTGAGGGC